TTTAATGAAAAATACTGTACTTTCAAGTTACGATAGTAGCGGCAGAAACATCGTTGCTGCCAGATGGATTGGGAGAAGAATATTCTGAACGGGACCTTGAAGACTTGGCCGATGTTCGAACGAAAGGCCTATTTAAAAAATATGAAGTTGAGGCAATTACAGCACTGCTTGATGAATTTGACAAATTAAATAGCGAAAAAACTCGTGAGACCCTTGCGGCGGCCATACAACATAGCAAGTATGATTTGAATACCCGTGCACATTCTCATGTAAAATTACTTTATACAGTTCCTTATTCGGTTATGGAGCCCATAGAATTAGCGCCTGCAGGTGGTGATGAAGGTGAGCCAGCGGTCGGTAACACAACTGTTAAATATGTAGCCACCGAGATCGCCCCTATGATAAACAGATTTAGGCAGGCGATGCACCTGTACTCTAGATATTACCGTGTCTGGAATGCTATAGATCAAACTACATTTGTGTTCGCAGAGCGCCCCAAGGCTGGAAAAGTTTTTACCGTAAATCAGTTTGATAAATATGGTGATGGCCTTTTTGGAAGAAATAGTATTATGTATGAATTATTGCTGGATCTAGACACATGGCTAAACGGCAAAAAAATGAATATTGTTGGTTTTGGGGGAACTAGGAAAACAGATAAATATAATAAGGGAGTTACTGAGCTGGAATTTGTGTTCGGCCCAGACTATAAGCTTGAAAAATTGACCGTTTGGACTGTCGGGTGTTCAGATTCTATAAGCTACTCAGCAGAAAATAGTCTAAAAAGTCTCAACCGACGTCCTTCGTGGAAAGATGCAACTGGGTGTGCTTATTTTTCTCGTTTAAAAGCGATCGACCAAGATCTACGTGCCAGGGTCGCCATACCATGGCAAGAGTTCGTCGCGGAGCATACTTGGCCTAAGTTGCAGCAGAACGTCAACTATGGACAGGAGAGTGTAAGCAAAAGCGGCCCTGACACTATTGGTGGGTGTGTTGCCGAATCATTGAAAGATGAGGCCAAACAGTTGGGCCAAGATATTCTGGATGACGTGTTCAGCATTGGTGATGCCATCGCCGCAGCTTTTAACAAAAACATGTGTAAAGTTAATCGTGATGAAGCACTGGATGAAAATGTCAAGTTAGGTTTAGTGTGGGATCCAGAGACAAAAACACACAGGAATGTAACTGCCATGGCTAAAGAGATGGCATTCAAACAGTTATATAAAGATGAACAAATATTTACTAGGCTTTGTGCTCAGATGCTTGAAGGAAAATTAAGTTCATCAAGTGCATTCTCTCAGATTATGCCGGGCGCCCCAGAAGCCAAAATGGATGCCATGTGGCGGCCCTTAGAAACTATTAAAGACTGTGGAATGTTTGATTTACTCCTATCTGCAGTTAAGTGTTTATTTAAGGGTTTTAGTTTAGAAGAAGCCTTAAAATCTATGATCAACTCAGCCTTAAAGGGCATGGATATTGAGAATTTTGGAAAATTCTTTGTAGGCTTACCACCAGATAAACAGGCTGAAGTTGTACAAAAAGTAAAAATTGCGCTTGCCAATGCAGATAGTCCTGGTACCGGTAAACTAATCCCAGGCGAAGAGCTTGACGCGGCCTTTTTTGGAAAAATAAATATCGTACCACCATGGGACGATGAAAAAGTAATAGAAGCCGAACGCCGGAAAAAAGGATTAGCGCCAGAAAAACAAACAAGAACACTTCCTGAATATTCACCGGAAGCCAACTCCACCCGCGGCAGCGAACTTTTAGAAGAGGCCGATAGTGAAGCCCAGAAATCTACTGGCTCTTCAGACGATGGCCCTTTCAAAATAACTGAGATCTCGGCGCTCTACATGGCTCCCGAAATAATAATTCAAGCATATATGACAGCTCTATTAGAAGTCTACCAGGAAGATTATTTGGAACTAATAGATTACTTAAATGATCTTCCAGGCGCCCCAATTGTAGCTAGCGTAATAGCAATGGTTGAATGCCCACATCCACCGCTTTTTAAACCAAGTATGATGGATTTCATTAAAAGTATAGAATTACCTTTCTGTCGTAATATTAATGATCTTACTCTACCTGGGATGAATAACCCTTTCGAATGGTTCCCTGATTTATGGGATTTGGCAAAATTATTATTCGAAATAGCCAAGATGGTTGTCATGCAGGTCATACTCCAAATAGTTATGAAGCTTATTGTTAAATTATGTCAACTAATAGGAGATGCTATTTGTAAAGCATTAGAGATCGCCGGCCAAGCCGCGGTTGCACTAGCGACAGGCGGCGATGTTTTGGGTGTCATAAAAGACGCACTCTGTGGTGATGACGCGGACGCAAAGAAAGTGGAAGACACAGCAAATGAAATATTTGAAAAACTTGGAGTCGGCGGAGCAGCTTTAGCAAATCCAGATGCCGTTAAAGGATTTTTGGGGGACTTATCCTCAGCGATTACTCCTCGTGAATTAAACGAGGCTTTGTCTGGTCAAGCTGGAGAAGCATTCCTTGAAGTTGCTGACGGATTAGTTGAGTATGAATATCCCGAATTTAGAGATGGATTTTCAAACAAGTCCGATCTCGCTGACTTTTTCTCCTCAATGGGAAATTTATTCCCTGCAGACGTCCGCAGCGCAATGCAGGATATGCTAAATTCAACTCCATCGGCCGATGACGTGCCGGCTAATCCCTCTCTCTGTGCATCGCCACAAGCCATAGATGATTTCAAAGAATTGAGGTGCGAACTCCTATCAAACAGAGCTACAGCAGCCCAATGTCGTGATATGTTTGATAATATCCAGGCAGAAAATTTAGAAGATTTACAAGATTTAGGTGATATTCTACAAAAGGGTTTTCCTAAAATGTTAGAAGATGCATTACCCCCTTTGATCTCTACTCCGGGGTGTGATGACGGCCTCATTCCTTTCGAATCGGAAGACTCAGTAAAAGTAACAACAACTGTTATTTCCGACAGTCTTAAAGGCCTTAAGATATCTTATGCTAAAGATATGATTGGTCAAGGTGGATTTTTAACCGGAGATTCTTCTTGGGGAATGGTTAATATGATTTTGTCAGACACCAGAGGAATTCCGTTGTCTAGACATCAACAACAAGCATATTCAGATATGACTGTGGTTGATTTTGCACAAGCAATCGATAGCCCTGACACAGTCGGGGAAATTATGGATATGCTACAAGGTAAACGACCTCCACCCACTTCTTTACAGCAAGGAATGTATCCAGCATATGTGGCCGAATGGTTGCAACAAGAGATGGAAGCAGCCAGCCTTGATGTTAATTTTGTTTCAAATAATAACTATCAAAAATCTTCTGTTTACTATCGCTCTTTTGAAGAACTTGGGTTTGGCTCTCCTGGTAACATATTTGGAGCTATAGGTTCCCGAGTCAATCTCTTGAAGTTGCCCGACTATGGATACAATGTGGTGTTTGGTGTAAATACTGAGAAAGATGAACTCAAAATTACACGCCTAGGCCGAAAAGATGATCCAGAGCTAACAATGACATTTCGAAATGGCCGGAAAGGAAAGGTGCAGCGCGGTGCCCCCTGGAGTTGGGGATTTGATTTGAATTTATATCTGTCTGAAATGCGAGATTTTGAAGAACTTGAATACAATGTGTTTGCAGATACCGCTAGAATAAGCATTGTTGAACAAATTAATATGGGCGCAATTATCGGAAGCACATCTGCAGCCCGCCGCAGAAAATATGAATTTGTTTCAGTGGACGACACTTTAGATAAGTATGATACCACAGACTATCCTAATTTTCAAAAAGCCTTTGAAACTAAACAGGAGTATCTACCACAGGTTGTTTTGTTACATGATATGATAGCATCCGACAATCCAAACTCAGTGCTCAGCATGCCTGAGATTAAAGAATTCTATGATCAAAATATGGCTAACTTCATGTCTGCTATTGTGAGTGAAGTAACAAATAATAGCAATGCATGGGAATACGGCGCCCAGTATGACGATCTCACGGAACAAGATACAGAATATGTAGTTAAACCAGGTCAAACAGATTCGCCCGGAGGTACCTTATATTCGGAGGCAAAAGTTGACGGCCAAGAGATAGATAACGATATGAGTATTTTAGGATACAGTAGAATGCAGTATGAAGAAGAAAACAGGGCATCAGACCGGCCAAATCGTGTGGTATATCTAAACCCTGTCGACCATGGCGGATCCTACATAATGCCACCTCTTTATATAAAACCCTTAGAAAACAAGGGCTGGCTCGGTGCAGTTAATATGATGTTTCCGGAAGCCGATGGGTGTAAGCCATTTAGGACAGATTTGGTTGATTTCGCTGACATATCCGAAGAGGTGCAGGATTCTTACGCGTCAATGCCTGAAGATGAACGCCTTCAATTTGGCGATTGTGCACGAGAAGTGCCATATAACCGCATCTTAATGCGCCCGAGCAAAGCGGGAATTCAAGGAGTGATTACAGCAGCATGCCGTATATATGCTAGCGCCCATTTTATTAAATCAATGGCGACCTTCACTACGTTTGCGCCAAAATTTCCCGAAACATACAGCTCTTTATTTGCGACATACATTATTGAAAATATGGAAGAGGCGTTCAAAGAAGCTCAGCCAGCGCGCCGCGAGCGCCGGAATACATTTAAAGATTACGAATTTTGGTACGGCTTTTTAGAGCAATCAGTGCAAACTTATGGACGCAGAGTAGCTATGGGCGAAATTACCGCCCCGGCGAACGTTCTGCGTGCTATGAAAAAAATCAATGATATGCAAGAAGGATTTTATAATCGTGGCCGCAACGATCTTTTCAAGGATATCATTGAAGATGAAGAAACAATAAACCAAACGTTTAAGAATTACAAATTAAAGTATAACCTCTTAGCGGTACAACGCACAGAAGAATATGCTAAAATTGTTTTAAAAGAAATGGTAATGACCGAACTTAATAAGATGGGAGATATTTTTATGTCTAACTTCAAGAAGGTGGGAATTACACCAAAATATTCAAGTATTGAAGATTACTCTTTAATGATGCTCACTACTGGTGCTGAAACGCTGACGTTAAGTGGCGATATTCAACCTGTCACAGAGGCCCTCCCGGTAGAAGGTAACGGCCATTACACTGATGGTGGAGAGCTAAGCACTCAGCCAGACGGCGAAGATTATGTGGGCTATTATCATGTTCATACAGATGAAGATGGAAACACAATTTACATGGAAGGAGAACAACACTCAACGAAAGCCCATGGAGAGTTGACAGTTTATGCTAACAAGATGATTATTCCGATTGGCGACATAGCAGAATATGGCTCGCTAACTAGTTCAGCCTACGCCCGGCCGATGCAAATAGAAAAATATATTAAAATTAATGGAATAAAATACAACACTGAAAGTGCATATGACAAGATATCTAAACAGCCGGGAGGCCTGACTACTTATGAAGTATATCCTGGCACCGTCGAAAAAATTAAGAACGTCGATAGCGAAGGAACCGAGAGTGTGGTAGGGTTTACAGGAGAGATGGGAGTGAGATATGGCTTACAATATTCTATTCAAGTAGGGGCAAAGACCTACGAACTAACATCAGTTGAAGTGGACGCCCTAGACCTCCCGCTTTCGAAGTTTAGAAAATTAGATGCTAATTCTATGCAATTATTATGCTTAATAAACTTATTGAAAAAAGATGAAAAATTCCAATTACTTAACAAATATATATTTTCTTTAAACAAACTCACTGCCACCACAGCAATCTATAATGACTATGGATTTTTGCCTTCAATCGGAGAGTACACGGTAGCCCCCGGAGCAGATGCTTCATCAATAGCTATTGATAAACCCGGTGTATCCGTCCAATTGGATGACGACGACCAACTGGAAACTTACACTTTTACGAAAGGCTGGGAATATGGTTCAGATCGCGCGCCTTCTTTTTGGACATTTGGAACTTTAGAATTCGATGATTGGGATCAGGTAATACTTAGAAAGTCAAGAGCCAAGATTAAGCGTATATTCAAAAACTATTATGCTGTTCGAAAAACTAGGCCAGGAGACACGATTGACAATGATCCCTCAAAAGCCTACGTAGAAAATATTTTGTCTTCTATCCAACCCCCGCCGGGCCTCAGTAAACTCCCGTGGTATAAACGTGGACTACTTCGAACCAACCCTTATAATTCGAAGGGCAAATTATGCAAAAAGTGAATACTTATAGTGAGGAGATTGAAACATGGCTTCAATAGGGGTAAGATTACCAATAAATTATGATTCAACCGATGGCTTTGGCATGTTGAAGACAGTTACCCAGGCGATCAAACAAAATTTTAAAATGTTAATATTGACTAATCCTGGCGAAAGAATCATGGATCCTCAGTTTGGAGTTGGAATAAAAACGTACTTATTTTTAAATTATACAGAAGATGTTGAACAAAAAATTAGAAGCAAGATAATGCAGCAAGTGTCGATGTATATCCCGATTATAAAAATTACTAACCTTGTTTTTGCGTCTGCGCCAGATTATAATACGCTCGGAATAAGAATAGAATACTCAATTCCGGACTTAGGAACAACAGATTTATTGGAATTTACTATTTAATAGTGAGGTTTTTTGATGGCAAACGATAAAAAGAAATTTTTACCAATTAATTATACTCATAGAGAGTTCAGTGGTATTCGAGAAGACCTTCTTGAAATGGCCGAAAGGTTCTACCCTGATAACTTCCAAGATTTTAGCGAAGCTTCATTCGGCGCTATGATGATTGATGCGGTTGCTTATGTAGGCGACCAGCTTTCTCTATATTTAGATTATAATGTGAATGAATCATTTTTAGACACGTCATATCAATACAATAATATTGTTCGCCATGGCCGTGTCTTGGGCTATAAAATTAGCGGCCGCCCATCTACGTTTGGTCCAGTAGCTCTTTATGTACAGATTCCAGCAGCTACTGCTGGTATGGGCCCCGACACATCATACATTCCAGTTCTACGCCGCGGCACGACTTTCACATCTCAAAATGGTTTAGCTTTTGTGTTAACCGAAAACGTTTCGTTTAGCAAGCCTGAAAACCAAGTCATTGTCTCACAGATAAATAATGAAACGGGCGCCCCAACTTTTTATGCTATTAAGGCTTATGGAAATGCGGTTTCTGGCCGATTTGGCCAAGAACAGATCGACGTCGGCCCCTTCGAACGTTTCAAGAGTGTTAAAGTAACAGACCCCAATATCTCAGAGATAATTTCTGTCTTTGACAGTGAAGGACACCAGTATTATGAAGTCGATTATCTCTCACAAGACATGATTTTCAAAGAGATTACAAATAATAATTTTAAAAATGACAATGTACCCTCAATTTTAAAACCAATATTGGTTTCTAGAAAATTTGTAGTAGAGAGAGACCGATTTAACACGTATCTACAATTTGGAAGTGGAGATGCGGCTGAAACAAATGTAATCGCACAACCACAGCAAGTTGCAATGGATGTATATGGCAAAACATATACTACTGATACTACTTTTGATCCAACTCGGTTATCTAAAAATAAAAACTTTGGCATATGCCCCGCGAACACCACACTCACTATAACATATCGCGCTACTAATCCTATGAATTCAAACGTAGCGGTGGGTGGAATAAACAAAGTTAGTTCAATCTTGATGGACTTTACTGAAAGAAGTTCACTTAGCTCTGCAAAAGTTCAAGCAGTCATTGATTCTGCTGAGGTCTCCAATGAACAACCCATTGTGGGAGATGTTTCGGAACCCACCGGAGAAGAAATTAAAAGAAGAATATTCGACACGTTCCCCACTCAGAACCGCGCTGTCACGCAATCTGATTACGAAAATATTGCATATCGCATGCCCTTGAAATATGGCTCTATTAAAAGATGCACGATTTTTAAAGATCAAGATTCAATGAAAAGAAACTTAAACTTATATGTTTTATCGGAAGATAGTTTTGGAAAATTGACAAAAACTAATTCTACAATAAAAAATAATTTAAAAACTTGGATAGAACAGTATAGAATGATTAATGACACAATCGATATTTTAGATCCTCTTATAATCAATATAGGAATAGACTTTGTTATTAAACTCGTTCCAGGCGCTAACCGGAATGAGGTTTTAGGGGAGGCGATTAATGCGCTCCAACTTGCTTACGAGCAAGGTTTCTTTATAGCTGAAACACTCTCGATTAGTGAGGCCTACGCTACTCTGAATGCAGTTACAGGAATATTGGATGTTGTCAAAGTTAAATTTAATAATAAAACCGGTGGAAACTATTCGACAATTGGATTTAATATTAACAAAAATTTATCTCCAGAAGGAGATGCGCTGGTGTGCCCACAAAATGCAATTTTTGAAATTAAATACCCAGCAACCGATATTAAAGGTAAGGTTCGGTAATAAACTATGATTAGAAAATATACAGCATCAGCAGACACGACGATCGTGAATGCTTTTCAACCAAATCTTACTTATAGGGGCACTGGATCAAATATGGGTATGGCAGATGTCATGGAAGTATTTTCCATTTATGGACGCCAGACGCCCAGTAGTTCAGCCGCACAAGGTTCACAGGGTTTATCGAGAATGCTTGTTAAATTCCCGACAGCTGGAATTACAGCAGACCGTGCTTCAGGGCTTCTCCCCGCTAGTGGCAGTGTGCGTTTCTATCTTCGTCTGTATAACGCCGCAACCTCCAGGACAGTACCCAGAGATTACAAATTAGTCGTCCACCCGGTATCTCAATCCTGGCAAGAAGGTGTGGGTTTAGATTTAAACGGATATGTTGACTATACAAAAGGCAATACAGGCGCCAATTGGTTAGCAAGAAATGGCACCGATGTACCTGCAATAACTAAATATGTGTTTGCATCTTCTACACCGTCCGACTATGGAGCAGGTGCTGGTGCCAACTATGTTATCACTCACAACGAAAGTTCAGTATTTAATTTATGGTTTGATGACGGCGCCGGAGATTCAGCGCCCGCGGCCGCCGGTACAGAAGTAGAGATCGATATTACTGGCTTAGGCAGCACCGCTGCAATTGCCGGCAAGTTTCGAACCACTGTTGATGGCCTCAGCGACTTCTCAGCTAATATTGTAGGCTCGACTGTCTTTGTGACAAGTAGCCTTTCAGGCGCCATGACGGACACAAGCGTAGAGGGTACTATAAGCGGCCTGACCGTGACTGTTCCTCAGCCAGGCGCCACAGAAACTAAGTGGCAGTCCGCAGGCGGTAGTTATCTTACAGGAGGCAGTGATCCTTTCTTTGAACAAACATTTGAGACTGGATTAGAAGATTTAGAAATTGATGTTACCTCTTTGGTAGAAAAATGGGTCGCCGGAACTTACAACAATTATGGCATTGGTATAAAGTTGTCATCTAGTTATGAAGC